CAATGAGTGTAGGAAAAACTACACTAGTAAATGCATTAAAAGAATTACCTGAATTTAAAGATTATCATTTTAGAACAGAACGTTCTAAACATTTAATGAATTTAGGAATACCTTTAAATACAGATAGTACTTTAAAAGGACAGTTAGTTTTTGCTTCTGAAAGAGCAGCTGAATTAATGCAAGAAAAAATTATAACTGACAGAACAGTTATTGATGTTATGGCGTTTGCTGATTTATCTGAGTCAATGAAAGATCATGAAAAGTTTTATTTAAATGCAACTTTATTTTATTTAATAGATGATTATGATGTTTTATTTTATGTTAGTCCTGAAGGAGTTGAAATAGAAGACAATGGAATTAGAGAAACAAATGCAGAATATAGAACAGCAGTTGACGAAAAAATTAAACAAATTGTAGGAATGTATAGAAAAAATACAGTTACTATTAAAGGTACTGTAAAAGAACGTATAGAGCAAGTTAAAAACGCTGTATCTCAATATGTATAACATATGTCCCAACCTAATATAAAACAAATCATAAAACAGGAGTACATTAAATGTGCTAAGGATCCTGTATATTTTATGAAAAAATATTGTTGGATTCAACACCCAACAAGAGGTCGTTGTCAATTTAACTTATACCCATTTCAAGAAGGTACTTTAAGATTACTACAAAAACACGATAGAAGTATTATTCTTAAATCTAGACAATTAGGAATCTCAACTTTATCTGCAGGTATTTCTTTATGGATGATGATTTTTCAAAAAGATAAATCAATACTTGTAGTAGCAACTAAACAAGACACAGCAAAAAACTTAGTTACAAAGGTTAAATTTATGTATGATAGTTTACCTTCTTGGTTACAAATTGGATTTACAGAAAATAATAAATTAGCCCTTCGACTTAAAAATGGATCTCAAATTAAAGCAGTGTCAGCAGCAGGTGATGCTGGTAGATCAGAAGCAATTTCTTTATTGATTATTGATGAGGCTGCCTTTATTGAAACAAATAAAATAGATGAAATTTGGGGTTCATCACAACAAACATTATCAACGGGGGGTAAAGCAATTGTATTATCTACACCAAATGGAACAGGTAACTTTTTTCATAAAATGTGGACTAAAGCAGAAGAAGGAACAAATGGATTTGTTCCTATTAAATTACATTGGTCAGTTCATCCAGAAAGAAACCAAGAATGGAGAGACAAACAAGATGATGAATTAGGTTTAAGAATGGCAGCACAAGAATGTGATTGTGATTTTACAACCTCAGGACACACAGTTTTTGAAAATGAAATGATGAAGTTTATTGAAGAAACTTATATTTGTGAACCTATAGAAAGAAGAGGTATAGAAGGAGGATTACATATTTGGGAATATCCAGATTATACAAGAAAATATATAATTACTGCTGATGTAGCTAGAGGAGATAGTCAAGATTATTCTGCCTTTCATATTATTGATATTGAAGAATCAAAACAAATTGGTGAATTTAAGGGACAAATAGGTACAAAAGAATTTGGACATATGTTAGTTGCTATTGCAACTGAATATAATAATGCGTTACTTGTAATTGAAAATGCCAATATAGGATGGAATACAATTCAAGTAGTAATTGATAAAGGTTATCAAAATTTATATTACTCCCCAAAAGGAGACGCAGCAACAAACGCAGATGCCTTTTTAGCTAAAGGATATGATATAACAGACACAACAAAAATGGTTCCTGGTTTTACAATGTCAATGAAAACAAGACCATTAACAATAGGAAAATTAGATGCTTATTTAAAGGATAAAGCAATTACTATTCAAGGAAAAAGAACATTAGAAGAAATGCGTACTTTTATTTGGAAGAATGGAAGAGCAGAAGCACAAGGAGGATATAATGATGATTTAGTAATGTCTTTAGCAACAGCATGTTATGTTAGAGACACAGCACTTAAATTTGCACAACAAGGATTAGATATAACAACAGCAGCAGTATCAAATTGGCAACGGACTACTACTCCTGGTATTTATACCGGTGGTACAGATAAAAAAAACACAGGTTGGACTCAAGATTTAGGAGAACAAGGAGAACAAGATTTAACTTGGCTTCTTTAATATGTATTAAAAACAACAAGAATGGCAGATATTAGTACTTTCACAAGATTAAAAAGATTATTTTCAAACGATGTTATTATTCGTAATGTTGGTGGAAAGCAATTAAAATTAATGGACACTGCTAGGATCCAAAAATATGGAAATCTAGCAACAAATTCACTTTATGATAGATTTACACGTTTACACAGACCTGTAGGATCATCATTACAATATAATCCTACACTGAATTATCAGTCAATGAGACTACAGCTTTATAGTGATTATGAAGCTATGGATCATGACCCTATTATTGCATCTGCTTTAGATATAATGGCAGATGAAACAACTACAAGAAATGAATATGGAGATGTTTTAAAAATTAATTCTTCAAATGAAAATATAAGAAAAGTATTACAAAATTTATTTTATGATGTTTTAAATGTAGAATTCAATTTAGCTACATGGGTTAGAAATATGTGTAAATATGGAGATTTTTATTTAAAAATGGAAGTTTCAGAAAAATTTGGTGTTTATAATGTTATACCTCTTTCAACTTATGAAGTAGTAAGAGAAGAAGGAACAGATCCCTCTAACCCATCTTACACTCGTTTTACAATGGACCCAAATGGTTTAGCTAGTGGTGCAACTAATACAATTAGAAGAGACCAATTCACATTAGAAAATTACGAAGTTGCTCACTTTAGATTACTTACAGATTCTAATTATCTTCCTTATGGTAGATCATTTTTAGAACCATCTAGGAAAGTATTTAAACAATTAATGTTAATGGAAGATGCTATGTTAATTCATAGAATTATGAGAGCACCTGAAAAAAGAATATTTTATGTAAATGTAGGATCTATTGAACCCTCACAAGTAGAAACATTCATGAAACAAACCATGAATAAAATGAAAAAAACAGCTCATATAGATCAATCTACAGGTGATTATAATATGAAGTTTAATGTTCAAAATATGACTGAAGATTTTTATATTCCTGTTAGAAATAATGATACATCAACTAGAATTGATACTACAAAAGGTTTAGATTATGATGGAACAACAGATATAGAATACTTAAAAGCTAAAATGATGGCTGCTCTTAAAATACCTAAAGCCTTTTTAGGTTATGAAGAAGGAGTAGAAGGAAAATCAACATTAGCAGGTATGGACATTCGTTTTGCTCGTACAGTTGAACGTATTCAAAGAATTGTAGAATCAGAATTAACTAAAATTGCATTAGTACATTTATATGCACAAGGTTTTGAAGATGAGGATTTAGTTGATTTTAAATTAGAATTAACCACATCATCAATTATTTATGAACAAGAAAAAGTAGAATTATATACTGCTAAAACAGCAGTAGCTCAACAAATGTTAGATGGTAAAATAATGAGCAAAGATTGGGTTTATGAAAATGTATTTGGATTATCACCAGACCAATATAACCAACAAAAAGATGAAATACTTGAAGATACAATGGAAAGATTCAGATTAGCACAACTTGAAAATGAAGGAAATGATCCACAAGAATCAGGTATATCTTATGGTACACCTCATGATTTAGCTTCATTATATGGTAATAAAAGAGATAAAGCAGTAGGTCCTGCACAGGTACCAACAGGATATGATGAAAAAGAACCTGGTCGTCCAGTAGAAAGACCTCAAAGATACCAATCAGATAAAAGTAATTTTAGTAGAGATCCATTAGGAAAAACAGGATTAACTCCAGATAGAGTAGAAAAATTATCAGATGGAAATAAAGTTTCAACACTTGAAGTAGCTAATCTTAAAAAATCTCTTCAAAAAATTAAAAATAAAAAACAAATTTTAAAAGAAGAAAATAGTAAAGGGATGTTATCTGAAAAAAATATTAAGCTTCAAAAATAATCCTATATTTATATACGATAAATTCGAATTTATAAAACATGAAAATAAAACATTCTAAGTACAAGAATACTGGAATTTTATTTGAACTCCTTACTCGACAGTTAACTTCTGATACTATCGCGGGAAATCAAACAAAATCACTGTCGTTTTTAAAAAAACACTTTAATTCTAAAACAGAATTATTAAAAGAGTATAAAATTTACCACACTTTAGCTACTAAAAAATACAATAAAGATAATCAAGCTACAATGCTAATTAGTACTTTATTAGAAGCTCACGAAAAATTAAACAAAAGTCAGTTAAGAAGAGAAAAATATAATTTAATTAAAGAAATTAAAGATTCATATAACGTAAATGATTTTTTTAAAGCTAAAATAACGGATTATAAAATAATGGCATCTATTTATAATTTATTAGAAAATAGAAATGCTACTCCTATGTCTATTGTTAATTCTAAAGTAACTCTTTTAGAACATATTACACATAAATCTAAAAAAGAAACAAAAGATATTGTTTTAGAAAATTTTAGTAAACAAGATAGTGATACACGATTACTTACGTACAAAGTTTTACTTGAAAAATTTAATGACAAATATAGTGGTTTAGAAAATAATCAAAAAACATTATTAAAAGAATATGTTAATAGCGTTACTAATAGTCCTGCTCTTAAGTCTTATATCAACCAAGAAATCAAAACAGTTAAACAAATACTTACAAGATATTCTAAAAAAGTTGAAGATAAAGCAATAGCAATAAAATTACAAGAAACTAAAAATATAATTAAACCATTAGATAAAAAAACATCTATAAATGATGATAATGTTATTAACTTACTTAACTATTATGAATTAGTAAACGAGTTAAAGACAATCCATGGTTAGTCTTACAGAATTATATCATATAAAAGAAACTTCTTTTACTGAAATAAAAGATTCAGGAAATCCTGCTAGTGGGAATAAAGGAAAAAATAGAGAAAAAGATTTTTATTTTGTTAATGAACCAGCAGATCCAGAAACAGGACAAATAAAATCAAAAGTAGTATATAAACGTTCTTTTAGTAATATGGTTAAAGATATAGAAGCAGAAGCTATAGACATGAAAAAATTATCTGATGAAAACCCTGATGATGTAATATTATATAATATATCAGAAGAGTTACAAGGTATATTTAATTCTTTTAGAACACATGTTAGAAAAAATTATCCTGATGAATACAAAAAACTAGAAGAAGAAGAAATAGATGAAAATACATTAGGAGGAGCAGGAGCAGGAGCTTCATTTAGTGCAGGAAATAGTATGGCATATATGCCAAATAATGCTTTTAAGAAAATAAGAAAAAAAGATTAATTATGTTATTAACAGAATATAGACCATTTAAAGTAGATAGACAATTAGCAGAACAGTCTATAAAAAATAATAGACCATTATTAGTTACAGGTGTTTTACAACGTGCTGAAGCTAAAAACCAAAATGGTAGAGTATACCCTACAGAAATTTTAAAAAGAGAAGTTGAACAATATATGAAAGGCCCTGTAGCAGAAAATAGAGCAATGGGTGAATTAGACCATCCAGAATCTTCTGTAATAAATTTACAAAATGTTTCACATACAGTTAAAAAATGTTGGTGGGATGGTGATGATGTTATTGGTGATGTTGAAATACTAGCTACTCCTGCTGGAAACATATTAAAAGCATTATTTGCAGCAGGCATTACAGTTGGTATTAGTTCTCGTGGTATGGGTTCAGTAGAAGAAAATATAAATGAGGGTACAGTAACAGTACAAGATGATTTTGAATTATTATGTTGGGATTTTGTTTCAACACCTTCCACACATGGTGCTTTTATGGAAGTTAAAAATAGAGACCTTCAAGAATCAAAAGTAAAACAACAAATATATAAATACACTAATGTAAATAATATTATCAGAGATATCTTATGTGATAATACTGGTGTTTGTAAATTATAAATTATGGAAAAATTTGATATACATAAATGGAATCAAAAAAGACGTTTATTAGAACAAGAAGATCCTAGAAGATCTAAGGACATTGAATTTGATAATGCTCAAGCAATGGACAGATTAACTCCAGACGACAGAGATAAAGTTGGAAAAATTCAACAAATGATGGATAAAGAAAGAGGAATAGATCTTAATGCAGTGTCATATGAAAAAGTAACATTTGTATACACTGAACAAGGAGGCCGTTTTTATGGATTACATGTTTATGAAAATAAAGATCAAAGACAACCTTCAGACAAATTAAGATATGATGATGCTAATGAATGGTTAAAAGACACATTAGCATATATCCATGAAGACGACTTAATACCAAGAAAATACATTTCAGGTTTAGAAGATTTAGATTTAATAGTAGAGAGATTAAAAGAATTAGATATAGAAGCTAGTTATAATGATTTTATGGATGTAAGCTAAAAAAAGTTATGTTAAAAAAAGAATTTAGAAAAAAAGACGTAAACAGAGCCCGTAACCTAATTACAGGTAATACTGGTGCGTCTACAGGTACACAAATTGGTTATAAAAAGGAAACAAAAGATTATAAAGAGGGTGATATTTGGACTGAAAATAGAAAAACTTGGACAATTAAAAATGGTATTAAACAAACAATATCAAAATTAGATAAAATTAAAAAGGAAGTATTTATGCCTTTATGTTGTCCTAAATGTAATAAAGTAATGAAAAAACGTTTAGATAAACCTCATTATAAATTACATAAAAAATGTTATGATTGTGTAATTGATTTTGAAGGTAAATTAAAAGTTAAAGGTGAATATGAAAATTATATTAAAAATCTAAAAGGTAAAAATAGTATTGATATATTAAATGAATTAGAATCTACTTTATTAGATGCGGTTAACACATCAAATTCTAGTTTTGTATCAGAAGATGGTGTTGTTGAAAGATGGGTAGGAGGTATAGATAAAAATAAATTTACTAAAGAAATTAAAAAAGCTGCAAAATCTAAAAGAGAATACATAAATAAACAATTAAATGACTAAAAATGAACTTTTAGAATTAATTAGAGATGTAATTCAAGAATACACAGGTACTGGAGCTAGTGGTGGTAATGCGGGCGATGGTAATAATGTTGTTTCTCCTCGTATAGGAGGTTCTTTTCACACTGATGAAGCTGAATTAGAAGATTATACAAACAAAAATGTAGGTTATGGCGCTATGGGAAACCATACTAGCGGAATGGAAAAAAATAAAGGTAGTTTTAATAGATTACACAGAGAACCTAAAAACTAGCAAAAAAAACGTGGTTTCTCCAAAATCGTTTTATATGTATGTCAAACAATAAAGGTTACAAAACAATTAACTCCTATGAGAGACTAAACAACATAAAGTACTAAATGTACTTCACAGCACAAGAGTAGTAGTCAGCTACTCCTGTTTTTCAATTAAAATAAATATTAACTAAAACAAAAATTATGAAAAATTTAATTATGACAATGACTGTAGCACTATTCACAACGTTTGCTGCATCAGCACAATTTATGGTAGTTACTACTGTAAACACTCCTGACAGCGATTTAAACGAAGAATGGGGTACAACAAATTTTACTGACAACATTGGTATCGGGTATGTTTACAACGATAAATGTGTTGTTGGTTTGGTAAAGGCAGGAGAAAACGCTGAAGGCGAAACTTCTTACGACCTTTGGGGCCGTTACAACTGGAATGCAAACATGTATGTTTCAGTTCAAGCACCAACAGAAGAAATGATGGACAACTTAACAGTTGGACTCGGTTATTCTTATGATGTATGGAAAGGGCTTTGCGTTGAACCTAACTACAGCCTAGGTTTAAAAGAAGATGAAGCAGGTGAAAGAGAAGGTTCTTTCAACTTAGGTTTATCTTATAAATTTTAAGCAGTATTAATTAAAAAAGACCTCGTAAAACAGGCATTAGAAAAATGGAAAAAGTATTTTCAACAGTAAGTGGATTTTTAGGTGGATTAGGGTCATTATTTATGGCTTTTATCCCAGTAACAATCCTTTGGTACGTTTTAACAGGCGGATCAGTATTTGGAATGGATGTAATCGCTAACCTAACTTCTTTAGTAGAAGGATTTGGTAACGGTGGTTTCGTAGGATTAGTAGTTTTAATCTTAGTAGCATCATTTTTTACAAAAAAGTAATAGTTTTTAAATAACATACTTATCATTAGAGGCGCTTCGGCGCCTCTTTTGTTTTCCCCCCTCCTGTTATATGTATATGGGAATATACGCGCTTCCTAATAAGCCGTCCCTGATTATTTATAACCTTATTAAGGATCCTAATATCCTTATTTCCCGTACAACAAATTAACGAGACTCGAAAGAGAAAACACCAAAATAAAATGGCAAAAAACATTTTAAAAGAGGCTATCGCTGACGCTAAAGCAGTCCGTGAAGTTGCTCTTGCAAACGCAAAAGCCGCATTAGAAGAAGCTTTTACACCAAAATTACAATCTATGCTATCTGCAAAATTATCTCAATCTTTAAACGAAGAGGAAGATGAAGAAGTAGATTTAGATGAAATGATGGGTATGGACGACGAAGATACTATTGATGAAATGGATATGTACGACGAAGATGATGTAGAAGAAAATTTAGATGAGGAAATTGATTTGGAAGAAATTCTTAACGAATTAGAATTAGACGAAGATGATAGTGAAGAGATGGAAGAAGGATTAGACAAAGTAGGAGAGGAAGACGACGACATTAACAATGATGGTAAATCTGATAAAACAGATGAATATCTAGCAAACAGAAGAAAAGCTGTTGGTAAAGCAATGAAAAAAGAATCCACTGAATATTTTAATCTTGATGTACTCCTTGAAGAAATCAACAATTTAGATGAAAATTATAAATCTACCCGTCCTAAACCAATGCCAACAAACCCTAATGATATGGATGAAATGGCTATGTACGACGAAGATATGTATGATGAAGATTATGGCATGAGTGAAAATGACATAATGAGTGAAGGTCCTGAAATTTTTACAGCAATGGCTGGATTAGCAGGTATAATTGGATCAGCAGGTATATTATCAGCTATTGAATTAGCTATGGAAGAACCAGCATTCCAAGAAAAACACCCAAAAGCATACGCTGCTCTTACAAAAATCTTAGGATTTTTTGGTAAAATAGCTAAAGATACAGGTGCTGGAATTGGAAAAGATGTAAGAGAAAATGATTACCTTCAAGAAGTAAAAGATATAGCATATGATGAGCTTAGAGAATCAAGAAAAGCTATCAATAAAATGAAATCTGAACTTAATGAAGTAAATCTTTTAAATTCTAAATTATTGTATGTTAATAGAATTTTTAAAGCAAACACTTTAGATGAAGGACAAAAACTACGTGTAGTTGAAACTTTAGACAAAGCAGGAAGCGTTAAAGAAGCTAAATTAATATATGAAACAATTAAGGATTCATTTAGTATTTCTAAAACTAGAAAAACTAATATAACTCCTAAAAAATCAATCAGAGAAGGTTTAGGAATGGCTTCTAAAGCTGCAGGCACATCTACAGCTCCTAAAAAGTCAGTTCTTAACGAATCAAATGATATGGTGACTAGAATGCAAAAACTAGCAAACATTAAAATTAATCAATAATTCATTAAAAAAACAAAAAAATGAACACAGTAAACAACCTATTAGCAGGTTCAAGCCCTTACCAAGTTCTTTCCGAGCAGTCAGCTAAATTAGCAGGCAAATGGAATAGATCAGGTTTATTAGAAGGAATTGAATCTACTACGGAAAAAAATAACATGTCAATGTTATTAGAAAATCAAGCTAAACAGCTTGTAAACGAAGCTAACTCAACAGGTACCGGAGCAACTTTTAATGCTGGTAATTCTGAAGCGTGGGCGGGTGTAGCTCTTCCATTAGTAAGAAGAGTATTTGGTGAAATCGTTGCAAAGGACTTAATTTCAGTTCAACCAATGAATTTACCAGCAGGTCTAATCTTTTATTTAGACTTCCAATATGGAGCAGCAGGTAACTTTAAAGAGGCTAACGAATCACTTTACGGTGCTACTGCAGATCTTAAAAGAACTGACGGTGACTTTAACAAAGGTCTTTATGGTGCAGGAGAATTTGGATTCTCAATGACAGGTAGTTCTGTTTCCTTAACAGGAACATCTTCAGTTGCTGAATTTTCAGGTATCTTAGGTTTAGATACAGAATTTTCTGCTTCAAAAGCAGGATTATTTAGTGGCGCTGCTACTACTGATATTGTAAGAACAGTAGCAATACTTGAAGAAGACTTACCTAATTTAGATATAGAAGGAGTTAGATCATTTGATTTATCTTCAGGATCAGCAGAAACTTATGTTGTTTTCCCACAATTTACAAGACGTAATACTGCAAATAAAACTATTGAATTTGTAGTTTCAGGTGCAGCTGCAGATGCAGAACACGTAACAGCATCTTTCTTTGTTGGACCAGATAACTTAGATGATAGAGGTGACTTTGAAGATGCATTCCCAGCAGCAGGATCGGGTAACGTATCTACTCAACAAATCCCAGAAATTAATGTTCAATTAAGATCTGACACAGTTGCTGCTAAAACACGTAAATTGAAAGCACAATGGACGCCTGAGTTCGCTCAAGACCTTAATGCTTATCATTCAATTGACGCTGAAGCAGAATTAACTTCAATCTTAAGTGAGTACATTTCAATGGAAATTGATCTTGAATTACTAGATATGTTAATTAGAAATGCTGACACAGTTGAAGGTT